AAGAAAGTATCACATGGACATTTGGTTTATCACATGGACATTATTGCAGTTTCGTGCTCGTAAAGTATTGATAAATAAAAGAAAGTATCACATGGACATTTGGTTTATCACATGGACATTTATCACATGGACATTTTTTTGTCAAATATCGACTTTTTTATCATAAATTTAGGTGTAAATATTGTTGACAGTTTTTGCAAATTGTAAACAAAGTTTACAATTAGATCATTCGTGCGAAAAAGGTGTTTAAAAAAATGATTATATCTGACTACCTTTTTTGTAGGTCAATGATCAGTTTCTGCGTCGATACCAGGTCTTTCATGCACTGAGCAAGTTCTTGATTAAGCTGGCGGCTATATTCTTTTTCTTGCGAATATGCAGTTTCAAGCTCAGCAATGCTTTTTTTTAATTGATTTATTTGATTTTGAAGCTCATCTCGACTTTGTATAAGCCGAGTCTCGATAGTGCTTTTTTCTTCTATTTTTGTCAAGAACATTTCACCTTGCCCAGACAAAAGCCAATTTAGATCAATATTATATGTTTTTCGAATATTATTGAGTACTTCAGCTGACGGTGCTGACGCATTTTTTTCCATTAATGATATAGCAGGCTGCGTAACACCTATAGAGTCTGAAAACGCTATTTGACTAAGCTTTAGCTTTCTCCTAATTTCCTTTAACCTGTCTCCTGTTTTCATTAATATCTCCTAATCTAATAAAAATATACGATTTCAATAAAATTTATCTTGACAAATATAATAAGACTTATAATGTTGTTTCTATATTAGAAATAAAAGAGGGTTTGTCAATGAAAAAAGATGAAAAATTGAAAATAGCTGAAAAAGCAAGAGTCTACAGAGCGATCAACAGACTGACACAAGCGGAACTCGGCGCATTAACAAAGACATCCCAAAGAGCTGTTTCTTATCTTGAAACAGAGTCAGTAGAAAAGCTCTCTGCCGAAACATGCCAAAAAATAAGGGAGATTGTATGTGGCTGACTGTCAAAGAAGCTGCTAAAAAGCTTGAAGTAACGACAAAAACCATACGTCGTCGCATCAAATCAGGCGAGTATGAAACGAAGTACGAATTATTTGACAACAATCATAATGGAAAGACAAAAACACTCCTTATATATATAGTGGCAGATTTGGAAGTGAAAGAAGCTGAGCAGCCGAGCGAAGAACCCCAACCAGTAGATGGTTGGGTTCCGCTCGAATCTGCTACAAGTTTGGCAGGTGTGAGCAAGCGAACACTATATCGCAAGATAAATAACGGAGAAGTCCTTGCTATAAGCCAACCAGATCTAATAGGAAAACCTCAAACAATGATCAAGCTTGACAGCCTCGAAATAGAGAATAAAAGCATAGCAATAGCGGAAATAACAAAGAGCGACGAAGAAAAAGAATTTGCAATGCTTTCTTTCGATGCCAAAGAAATAGCGTGGGCAAGACTCGCTCTTGTACGTGCTTATAGATCTGCTCGACAAGAAGCAAAAAACAATAAAATAAGTCTTGTAAAAGCGACAGAGAGATTGGTCGAAAGGCTAAATTTCTTGGAAGAGTGTGAACCTGAGATGAGACTACTCGGAAAAGTATCAATTCAAACACTTAGACGTTGGGAAAAAGCATATAGAGACGCAGGGGACCCAGAACTACCTTTGGTTTTAGCCGATAAACGACAAATAAGCACTTCTATAGGAAGACCTAAAGAAACATCAAAAGCATTCAGAGATCAAGTAAAAAAGATGGCATGGGATTTTAGAAATCTACATGCGACAGAAATATACAGATTAATTGAACGTGAGAAAGCGTACGTAGGAAAAGAGATGCCTCTTTCATTGCGAGCGGTATCGTCAATAGTGGCAAAAGCACGTCAAGATGACGTTGCAATGAGCATAAGCAAAGGCAAAAAAGCATGGAAGGATACAGTACGGCCTCATGTACATCGCATCAACAATGCAGCACCAGGCGACATATACGAGTCAGATGGACACAAGATGAACAACTTGATATTGAGTCCCTTCTATGCGCATCGTCCATCCTTCAGATTTCTTGTGCGACCTATAGTAGTAGTATGGTATGACATAGCAACGGGAATGATCGTTGGCTATTGCATGACAGTAGCAGAGACTCCAAATTCAGTGCGTACCTCTTTGCGCGATGCACTTGAAAACTGGGGCATTCCATCATCAATACGAATTGACAATGGCAGTTCGTATAAGAATACAGATCATTGCCCACACGAATTTGCTGGGCAGCGAGGTAATAGCAAAGCGAAGACAAAAGCCATAGAAATGATAATCAAAGGGGACATGGGACTCTATCGTAATTTGGGAATCAACTATAGTTTCACGATACCAGGCAATGCAGAGTCGAAGATGATAGAGCCATTCTGGGGCTTTTGTGTCTCTCGATATGAAAAAGCTTTTCCAGTATGGATCGGCAATAAAATCGAAACACGACACGAAGAGCTAAGAAAAACAAACCAAGCGCTTCTTAGGAAATACGGTAAAGCTATCCCCACTTGGGAGGAATATGACCGTTTATTTGGGCTTTTTGTGGCGGAGTGGAACAATGAAAAACGTCCTGTATTAAGAAATGCAGTTGGCGAGAAAATGAGTCCACTCGAGGTATTTGAAGAGCTTTCGCTGAAAAAACTGTCTCGATATGATGCAGACAGATTGATAAGAGATCCATATCCCCAAATCTCCACAGTATCACGTGGAGAGGTATTGGTCAACGGAATCTACTACAGCCATCCAATGTTTTTGGTCTTAAATGGTCGTCGCATCAAGTATTGGTACGATGAAAAGAATATTGGATCTCTTCTGGTAGGATCAGAGCATGGTGAGATGCTGCCAGAAAGGGCAAAAATGGTCATGCCTGGACTACAAGTTGGCGATGACATGGAAGCTTTGGCTGATACGCGCCGTCGTGAAAAAGAAGGCAAATTAGCATATCTTGCGATGCAAGAGCATATAGGTACAGGGAGTATTAGAGCCAAACAAAGAGCACTCGATGAAATGGCAAGTAATACATTAGAAGAGCAAAACAGACTACAAGAATTGCGAAAAGACGACAAGATAAGCCTTGAGGGGCGTCGTTCGATACGCAGAGAAAATAAAAAACAGATAAGTGTCGAAATTACTGATGCACAATGGGAAGAAATACAAGAAAAAGCAATTGCAGACCAGGAACGAGAAAAAATGGCTGCAGCAGCAAGAAGAGCACAAGAAGCAATTGAAGCTGCGGAATGGGAAGCGACACAAAAAGCCCAGATCCAAAAAAACAGAGAAGAAGAAGAACAAGAATATACCCAGAAGGATCTGGAAGAAGCCTTCCGCAAGCTTGGCATTCAGTAATTAGGTGATCCCTTTACAGACGCATAGAGTGTTAAAGACAGTAAATCATTAATAATAGAATAAACAAAAAAACTATCTGGAGGTAGATGTGAAAAGCATTCTAATTGAAACCACAAATGTAAAAAAGGCGAACAATATGGTTCGTCGTATGCAGATGAAAAAAGGTGCGGATATGACCCTCATATATGGTCATCCAGGTACAGGCAAGAGTCATTACGCCAAGAAAAACTTCGCCCCACAAGGCTGGGGCTACTATAGAATCGAAACCATGGAAACGCCAAAAAGCTTTTTGCGAGAGATATATCGAAGCCTCTCATATGAGTACTCAGGCAGAGAGAACTCCATCAAAGGTGATGGAGCAGCTATGGCCAAGGCGGTCATTGACCTCTTTCAAGATGTCGCTTATCAAAGAGAGCAAACTAATAGTGGAACGCCATTAATTTTTGTAATCGATGAGATAAACCTCGCAATACAACACAGAAAATGGCAAATAATAGAGCTGATCCGAGACTTCCGCGACATAGCAGATGCGAAGATCATAATGATAGGAGAAGAAGACACAAAGAAGCGTTTAGAAAAATACAATAGCCACTTTTTCAACCGTTGCTCAAACTTTTGCGAGTTCGACATCGCATCGAAGGAAGACATGATAACAATCATCTCCAAGACAATGGAGATCCAGTGCGACAAGGAGGTCGCAGCAATGCTCGTTCAAAGGGCTAACGGGAGCCTGCATCACCTTGAAGTGCTCATCAAAGAAATGGAGCAAATCGCAATAATGAACGGCTTAAACACTATAGGTGTCAAAGACATCGTCATCAGCACTTCAGCACTAAGGAGTGATAATGAGCAGTAACGAAGAGACAATCAAACGATATTGTATTCAAATTCGCAAGCCGTTTTCCATAGCAGAAGTGGCAGATAATACAAACTTGTCAAGACCCAGTGTGCACTGGGTCTTTCAGAAGATGCTCGAAGATGGCGAGATAGAGCGAGTATGTGCATCAAACCGTCCGAAGCTATATCGGTGGATTCCATTAGGGAAGGCACCCAGACCAAGAACACCAGACAAAAAAAAGAACGCAGAAAGAGAACCACATTCGATGAAATGCCTGTAGAAGATCTTAGGATCAAGTACGGGACACAATATGAAAACAGTGTATTGTCGATGAGCGAAGAAGAGTACAAGACGCTCATCGGATAGGAGTCAAAATGAACTATTGCAAAGAAGCTCAATATGACGAGCAAGGATTGTACATGCACAGCCTGATGAAAGATGCAGGCTGGGATGAAAAAGGTCTTCAGGGTTTTCTTGTCAAAAACTTCAGAAAGAGCCACTGGAACCTTCTCAACGAATCAGAGCGAAGAAGAGTAATATCGATGCTTCGCAAGTACGCCGCAAAGAACAGGGCAGCGCAACAAGCGGCAAAAGGCAAAAAGCTTAGAAAAAACATAATGGGGCTTTGGACAGCAAACGGATTCACATATTCTGATATGCACGATGCAATGAAAATATGGGGCTATGGAGAATCACTCCGAGACCTGACACTCAAGGAGCTATATGAGGTTTTTGATTATGTACGCCTATTTTGCTCCGCAAAAAAGGAGACAAAATGACAACAGCACTAATATCTATCGTACTTATAAGCTTAATTGTTTGGCAGAGAAGAATTATCACACGACAGACAAGAACTATTAGAAGACAGAGAAACGCGATTAAAGAGGTTGAAGATGCAAGGGCTGAAAAAGCAGTCCGAAAAGAAATAAAAATAGTGGAGGCAATATGACTAATATGACATGGATTGGGCTATTGATCGTGATAGTGGGATATACAATGTTGTATATCTTATATCGTAGCTATCAAAAAGAAATTGGCAGAGCGAAGAATGAAATGGAATTCTACAAGGGACGATCAAAAGAACTTGATCACAAACTGTTAGATGTAATGGTAGAAAAACTACAGAAGGACGAAGAATTAACAGATGTTCGACAAAAATACGAGGCGTTGAATCACCTCTATAACGTCCTACAGGGGCAGCATTACACTGCACTTGAAAACCTAAGAACATCGAATGCTGTAGTAATGGAGATGATGAGTAAATGAAAACTACAGTGCGGAGGCACTGAACAAGAAAGGATATAAAGATGAACAAAAAAACAACATTTCTCCTGGATGGAGATGGACATTCAGTACCTGTGAAGTATATTGATCCCATTGATCTCGATCGACATATGATGGTTGAGAGAGTTCTTGGCATGGTGCTCTTTCACCAGAAAGTGCTAAGAAAACTCAAGCGGCAAGTTGTGGACCTGGTAGGAGAATACTTGGAGAGCGTAGCCGACCAGTACAGCGAAAAATGGCGAGGAAATGCTGCTTTAATGAACTTTCCTCAAACCAAGATGGTCGACGTGAAGGTTCAGCAGAGAATAGCTTTTGACGAGCGACTCAACATCGCAAAAAGCAAAATAGATAAGTGCTTGGAAAAATGGTCAAAAAACGCAAAGCATGAGCTACGAGCTCTTGTGATGAGGGCGTTCAACGTGGACAAATCAGGCACTGTCGATACAAAGCAGATCCTCGATTTAAGAAAACTCAAATTCGACGATGAGGAGTGGAACGAGGCGATGAAGTTAATCGACGATTCTCTAATGACCGTAGGTAGCAAGGAGTACATCAACTTTCGTGTTCGAGATGATGCACGTGGCAAGTGGGAGACAATATCTCTTAATTTTTCAGCTGTAGAGGTATGGGAGGAACAACAAGATGGGTAAGTTCAATATGTATGACGAGATTATGAAAAAAAACGTCTTATTCGAGCATCCAGAGGTAGAGCTGAAGGGATATTGCAGCGGATATACAGCGAGCTCAATGAAAGAGAACTCCATTGTATTTCAGGATGGAGACGTCACAGTAGAGATTGCACAAGATGTGGTCAAAATCTATCGCAGTGTAGAAGATGGCGAGATAGAGGAGATAATGGAAGCAGATATAGTGCCGACACAGGTAATACGATCTATGATGGCAAGAGTTGCTGAAAAAAAGATAATCGTAACATATTGGAAAGTGGCCGAAAAGGTCAATTTCTCTGTGGCAATATAGAAGGAGGGGAAAAATCGACAAATACAAGCAAACTCAGGCATGCGTAGGGTGCAGTGTTCCACGATGTGAGCTCAATATATGCACCAGAAGTGAAAAACGAAACTGTGCCCTCCGAAAGTACTTCCTCTTGGAAGTGAGCCAAATTCGCCTGAACCGCAGTATAGTCGAAAAATATATGGGAAAACAAGCAGGCGATGACTATGCTGAAAAGCACTTTTTTTGGAGGCAAAGTGAAACAAAGAAAAGAAAGGGACGAAAAGATTAGAAATCAGATTCAAGAGTACATTACAAAAAACGGATTTTCATTGACAGTATCGCTTGAATTGACTGCGAAGCAGTTTTATCTTTCATACTCTCGAGTGAAAGATATCTACTATGGGAAAAACGTATAGAGTGGTTGTCAACTAATGGTTGACTACCACTAAAAGATGGCATTTCAAAAACAAAAAGGCACCTACGGGTGCCTTTTTTTATGATTTTAAAAATATAAGTTGACAAAAGAGAAGAATTGTTTAAATTGTTAATCAGAAGTGGAGAGAGAGCTTAGCCCTCATTTGATCGAAGCGGAAACGAGTAAATGGCTAAGGTTTACTTAGATTTGTGAGAGAGGCTGCAAAGCCTCTCTTTTTTTATGCTTTTATCATAAATCCCTTTCTTTGTTTGTTTATATAGCTATCCCTTGCAGTAAATATGTTGAAGTACTCTAAGGAGCCATTAACAAAGTCAGCCATAATTATAACATTGTTAGAATACTTTTTAAAATAATATGCTCTTCCTTCTTTTTTATTTGTCTGCCAAATTTCATCTGGAGCCTTGATAACATCTTCAATACAGTACATATGCTGTACTCGTCTTGCCACATTATATTTATCGTATTTTGGATTAACGAGCTTGTTATCATATTTAAGCTTTATTGGTGTATTTGTTGCGTCTAGGATTGTTCTGTCTCCCAGATACTCATTATATGCTTTGAGCATTTCTTCTTTTGACAATCCATCAGTAGGAAAAAGATCAGGGAGTTTGTGTTCTTTCATATCCTGCCATTCTTTTAAATTGAGGTCTTTATATGTTTTTTCGTACATCTGAGAACAGTATCTTTGCCCTGAGTTGTGAATGTAGAGTCTTATTGATCTTGCCGTAATTTGCTCGAAGGATGCTATGTTTTTTGCATCTTCGCATGAAAGCCAAGAGCCAAACAGAGAGTTGTCTTCTCCGGGATTCCTTTGAAACTCTTCTTTTATCTGATAATCAGTGGGCGGCATTTTATTGAAATTGGGATCGCCTGCCGCTTCATCGGCGGCAACAGGTTCGACATAACATCTACATCCCCAATCGTTGGGAGGATAGTATTTTTGCCAAAAAGGATCGTCAATCGCTCTGACAATGCCGTGTAGACCTGCGTGTTCATCTCTCACAGCTTCATCTTCCATAGTTACGTATCTTAAGTATGGAAATATTTCTTTTGTGGTTTGGTAGTTCTTCCACTCCGCAGCCGCTCTTGCGGTATTGATTGCCTGGTAGAAGTTTGTTCTGAGGTGATATGGGTTTTCTGGCTCGAATCCATTGAGCTTTAGTGTTCTCTTAAAATCGTCAAAAGTTGTACCTTGTGTGAATGCTTTTTCAGCTTCTTCTTTGATCATATCGATGAGCGTTTGCGAGGACACACCAGCTACAATAAATGTTTCCGCACGGAAGGCGTGAAGAGCTTCAATGTCCTCCAGAGTCCAATCAATCTCAAAGTATTTTTTGTTTTGTATATTTCTATTACTTTTGCAATCAAGTCTAATTTCAGTATATGTATTCATCACAGATTGATACATTTCGCTTGCTACGGCATGGTAAAGTTCAACAGGGTATTTGATATTTTTGATCTCATTGTATGATTTGGCATTGTTTATTTTCTCTCTTATTTTATTCAGTTTCCTAATAATAGAGTGGTTGTTTCCATTTTGGAAATAACCACTTTCAACAGGCTCTGGTGTATTGTTTGCTTTTCCCCACATAGGGAATTGCATAGTTTGGATTTCTTTTGCTTTTGCCCCATTTTTTGGGATCGGGATATTGTATGTTTGATACCAATACTCAGGGTCGATTTCGATGATATTGTTGAGTTTGACGTCGATGTCGATCCTGCTTGATAGCTCTACGTTTTGGGCTGTAGAGAGTTTGATTTTGATGCTATCGTTGTTGAAGTTCAGGTTGTTCAGCTTAGTGCATATCCAAGAAACATACTTTTCACAGTCTCGTAAGTCAGCTCGAAGGATATCTTGTCTCACCATGTCATGTACTTTGGCTTGTGCGTATGAGCCTGTTGTTTCTGTATTGGTAGTGAGAGTTTGTCCAAGTATCCTTTTTGACACTGCTTTTTTGCAGAAGTCAAGTAGGTCGCTATACAGGTTTGCGTTTGCGGATGCATTTTTGAAGTCCGCGAACTCGATGAGGGTGTTTTCGCTGATTACAGCTCCGAGATCTGTTCCAAGATTTTTGACCATTTGTTTCAATATATTTTTTTCTTCTGTTGAAGAGCCAGGCTTGTATTTTCCAATGCGAACAGGTTTGCCATATATTTCAATATAAGAAGCCCAATTATTGAGCGAAAAGGAAAAGAAGGCATAGTACTTGACTATCGACTCGTAAACGCTGTAATCCTGCAAAAAACGAATAAATTTGGCATCATCTAAGGATTGAGGTACTTCGTCAATATACAAAACAAGTTCACCATTGATATTTCGAAGATCAAGATTTTCATAGCTAATGAATTTGTCGACGGTGTATAATCCGTTTTCCAGGCGATATATAATCTGCCTGAAAAGGGCACCTGTGAGCTTTAAGTCTGTCGCCTGGTCGATGAGAGTGGGAAAGAATTCATCTAAGAAATTGTTGAAAAACTCAGTTTGTTTTTTGCTAAGATTTTCTGGTAGAGTCCATGTAGCAGACTTGATTGACTCCACTCTGACATCGGTATCTCCAGCGAGATTGTCATCAAGCGAATATAAGTTTGCGTATAAAGATAGAAGATGCTTGAGCTTTCCTGAACGTGCGAAGCTGAGAGCAGTTGCTATCTCACCAGGTGTAATTTTTGCTGCCCATAATGGTTTTTGTTGATCGATTTGGGATACACTAAGCAGTGACTTCCCTGTCTGATTGGCAATATTGTCAGTCTGAAAAAGTTTTTTTAAAAAATTCATATTTCCTCCTTTTATTTACCACACATCAGAAAACTGTGTGGCAAGTGAAGACTCAATGCTTTCGTATGTATCTTTTTGCGTGTTTATTCTTAGTGCATTAATGGCACCAGCTAATGCGTCTGGTCCGTCATCGTTTGGGTAGTTTGGGAAGCCAAGCAATTGGTCTTTTAATAGTTCAAGCTCTTCATTGACTATGTTTGGAAAAAGCAGCCAACCCCACTCGAAGTAAGGCTCAAGGCGTTCTATTCTGAGAGCTTTTGTATCTCTGTTTTCCACTCCTCTCACAGGAAGCAAATATCCGTATTGCTCTGCCATCTTAGGAATGAAGTCCCAGAGAATTTTTTGCCAGAAATTTGATTCCATGAACAGATGCGAGTTGTACCGATGATGAACATCGTACAAGTACTTCAACATGTCAATAATTGATTCTTTTCTTAGGCGATGCTCTAGCAGAACATATTTTCCTCCAATGAAACCTACTGTCATGGTCGCCTTGTAATCGCTTGTAGCCTTTTCCCCCAGAGAAGGATCAGTGTATGTTACGATTTTATCAAACCTTGCGTTAAGGTACTCTCTGGGATCATAGTATTTGATCCATTCTTCTTTGAACTTCAATCCTTCTACTATGGGATTCATCCTGTAATGTCTCTCATAGCCAAATCGACCAACTGTCTGATATATTTTGATCAGCTGGTCTTTGGTATGTTTTTCATGCCATGTTGGGTTGAAATGACCATCGTCAATTTTGATTATGAGCATCTTTCTCCCTGCAAACTCACCGCTTTCTGTGGAGCGTTTGAATAGGTTTAATGCACTTTTCTGGTGTGTTAGATTACCAAGCCAGATCAGATATCCGTTTGCATCTTCCATCGCACCATATGCTTCTTCTGTGACGAATTGAAGCTTTTCTTTCGCGATGCGTTCATTGAAAGACTGATGATCTTCCAAGTCGTCAATATCGATATAGTCTGGTCTATGAGTCATGTGAAGGACACCACGGATACTTGATTTGTATCCAAGTGCGAGGAAACGACAGCCTGACTTGGTTGTGAAATCGGAGATTGAAGTCATAGGGTTCACCTGTTCTCCAAAGTCTTGTATGATTCTCTGATTGAAAAGAAATTCTGCTCTTATTGCAGCAGTTCGTTCTGCTGCTTTTTCATCAGATTTGGCGACCTTGGTATTGAAATAGATCTCTTCTTTCAGGGCGAGCCAAATGGGCTTTATAATGCTTAATTGGGTTGTTTTTCCCAAGCCTCTGAAGCCAGCAATGGCTGTTATTTGCCCTCTTTTTTCTGTTTCTTGGTGCATTAATCTATGTCCATCGCCGAAAGGCGATCTAATGTAGTGAGGGAAATAAGTTTTGGCAAAGAAAAAAAAGTCGTTTTTTGCTTTTGCTACTCTTGTGTTTTGCTCTGTTGTGTCTCCTACGAAAGGAGTCGCTTCTTTTTTTATCGAGTTGATAAGCAGGTCGAGTTTTTTCTCGAACTGTTGCTCAGTCATTTTTTTGTATTTCATTATCTGACTTCACCAGAAGCATATTTCTTTCTAAGTTCATCAGATATCTCTCTGATATGCTTCAGCCAGAGAGCCATGAGCTCGGGTGCGTTAAGATGGTGTATTATCTTTGTTACATCGTCGAGCATAATGTATATGTTGGATAGCATGGTTCTTTCTGGTTGTATTTTCTCTACGATTTTAGCAATTTTCGAGAGGGCGTCAGCTGTTTTTGGATCGCTGAGAGTCCCTTCTGCCATTGCCTTTTTTAGCTCGTTTGACATGCTTTTTGAGAGTTCAAGTGCAAGCCCAGTTGCACTAGAGGTCTTTATTGTGAGATCCCACTCATCTTTTTTTCTCCAGGCGTAGAGTGTTTTTATGGGGATTTTCATGATGTTTCCTATTTCATTAATGCTTTTCCCTTCTATAACGTATAGGTTTTCAGCGTGATTTCTTTCTATTTGCGTATATGCCATTTTATTTACTCCTCATATTTTTTACATATTTACGAACCATTTCTTCGATTTGAGCGATGTCCTGCTTATCGACGAACATGTATGGTCTTGCAGGTATTTCAACGCTTTTTTTTAGCTTGTATAAAGCTTCCAGCTTGCCGTTTTTCAGAGTATGAAAGATGATGCCTTTTTGGATAAAGGTGTTTTCCCATTCTAATGGTCGCTTGACTTTTGCTGCAGGTGTGAGCGGTATTGCAAGGAATTTGGCTCTTTGTGGTCGGATAGTACCTCCTTCGTGGTGGATCCTTGCATACTTTACGTTTGTACCAATATAGATGGTGTCTCCTCGTACAGTGTATGTTATCGATCTGAGCAAGTTGCCTGTTTCTACGAGGGTTGCTTTGTTATTTTGCTTGTTTGCAGAAGGCTTAATCTTGTTTTCTCTGATTCTTTTTTTGATTTTTGAGTCTATTTTAGCACCTATCGCCATCAGCATTGCTCTGTTTTCCATTTAGAGCCACTCCGTGTGATATGTTGGCTTTGAGATGATTTCATCATCAGCATTTGTGTCTTTTTTTATAATAATTTCGCCTTTTTGAATCTTCTCAAGTTCTTTTCTTGCTTGTATTTCCTGCTCTTTCACTGTTTCTGGGATATCGTTTGCGGCGAAAAGTCTGTATATTTCAGTTTTTGAGAGTAGAAGACAAATTCTCTCCAGTATTGGGTTGTTTTCGTCTATAGGCAGGTCGTATCTGATTCGCAGATATCCGTCAATATAAGCTGATTGGTCGGCGATAATGTCTGCGAGCCTGTTGTCGTCGATATCTGCGATGATCATATCTTTTTTGTCGCCAAGCGAGTCTTTTATTTTGGAAATTGTTGTGTATATCATAAGTCCTCCTTGAAGTTGAACATCATTCGGTATGTGCAGAAGCCAGGGAATATACCCAATCGATCGAAAGAAAGATAGTGTGTATATCCGTTTGTCAATCTTTTTTGATTGAGTGCTTTTTTTGTCATCTCCAGAGCGTTGAGCATTGCTGCGTTTGTTTTGCCCTTAATGTGGTTTGTTGTTATATATAATGCTACTTCAATGATCGATTTTCTTTGGAGTGCATTGTCAGGTGCACCTCCAGAGAGCTCAATGAAGCATGACGGTGGCATCACAAGAAATTCGTCCAGATTGTCGAATTGACCTTCGTATGGTTCAATTTGCCTGAAGAGCTTTGTTTCTTGTATTGCTGTGATAATGTCGTTCATCAGTGTTTCCAGCATATATTCTCCTTTCTTCTTCGGGCGTCATTATACCACAGAATGAGAATTTGTTCGCATTTTGTGGGCATTTTACCTACAAAAACGAATAAAAAAAAGTATCTGTGCTATAATGACGCCAGAAAGAATTAGAAAAGAATTAGAAAGGAGGTAAAGTTGGACTGGTACAAGATAGAAAACAACCGTGGAGGCGGAGCAGATGTATATCTTTTTGACGAGATTGGGATCTGGGGCATTAGTGCCAAGAGATTCATTGATCAGATCAAGGATATCAAAGGTACGATAACACTGCGAATCAATTCTCCAGGCGGGTCAGTATTTGAGGGGCTTGCGATCTACAATGTCTTGAGAAATCTTGATGTAGAGGTGGTTGTTGAGGGCCTTGCTGCCTCGATGGCATCGGTGATTGCCATGTCTGGCAAATCAATCAAGATGGCAAAAAACAGCATGATGATGATTCACAACCCTATATCTTCCGTATGTGGAGATAGCGAGGAAATGAGGAAGACAGCGGATCTTCTCGACAAGTTGAAAAGCCAGTTGGTGAATACGTATAGTACTTTTTCAGGCATGAGCACGGAAAGAATTAGCGAATTAATGTCGAAGGAAACATGGTTCACGGCTGAAGAGGCAAAGTCATATGGGCTATGCACAGAAGTCGTTGAAGCAGTGCAAATAACAAACAAGTACAGGTCAGACTACTTTTCTGAAAAAGAAGAGTACAAGAAATTTGTAGAGATGCAAAGCATGCCACTAATGGCAAATAAAAAGGAGGAAAATATGCAGGATCTATACAAGATCTTCGGCGTCAAAAACGGAGAGGAAGCAATCGTCAAGATTGATAGATTGTTGGCGATGGAGCAGGAAAATAAGGCACTTAAAAGTGCAAACAATGAGGCTAAACTAAACCAAGCGGTTGCGGAAGGGATCATTACGCCAAGACAAAAAGGATTTGCTGAAATTCTTTTGAAGCATGACGAATCATTACTGGATGAGTATATCCAAAATGCAAGAAAACAGCCTCAAAAAATGACTAAAGAAACAAAGATTATAGCTGGCGATACAGAGGAAATCACATGGGATATGCTCATGAAAAACCCTGCAAAAGCAGAAGAAATATATAGAGACAATCAAGCTCTATACGAGGAGCTCAAAAACCAATGGATGGAGGGAAATAGATAATGGCACAAGCATCGAACACAATATACGGCGATATAGTTACAGGCCAAACACTAAACTCAATGAAAAGAGCTTTGGAGACCAGAGCGTACGCTCTCAAGTACGTAACAAACGTGTCTCAGTATGCAACAAAGGGGCAAGCGGCAATACACGTTCCATACTTGGAAAATGACGATGGTCAAGTAGTATCCGTGGGAGCTGCATTCGATGCACCTTCTGGCGACGCTGTTGGTTCAAAAGACCTTCTTTTGAATAAGAAGGTTGGTAATCCATTTTTAGTCAAGCGTGATCTTGCATATCAGACTACAGTGAAAATAGTGGAGGAGAAGTCCAAAATAGCAGCAGAACATATTTTGGAAAGCATGGATGTGGAAATTTTGAAGGGCATTATTGGTTCTGTCAAGGCTGCGAACATAGTCGATTTTTCAGCTGCAAGCACCGCAGCTGACACAATAACAAAGGCAGACTTCATTGCTGCTCGCAAGGCGTTGAACGAGGCGAATGCTCCGCTCCATGGCAGGGTGTGTATTATAGGTCCAGAGCACGAATCTCAACTAATGGAGATAGCTGAGTTTGTGAGTGCTGACAAGATAGGAAAAACAAGCAATATGCCTATCGTAGAAGGCTTTGTTGGGCGAGCATTTGGCTTCGACATAGTTCTTCTCAACCATCTTCCAATGGTTGATAAAAAAGGCGAAATCAACTCCACTGCGAAGAAAAACGACTCTACACCTGTCATATTCTTGCAGTCGTTGGCGTATATGTATGGAAAGCAATTAGTAGAAACAAACTATAGTTTGCAAGACCTTGCGAATGCAGACAGATATGTCCCCTATAATACCTTTGGAAATGCTAAACTTGAAGACAGTTATGTGGTCATGGTGTGCGACAAAACTACAGCAGATCCTACAAGCTAATAAGAGTACGAAACATGGAAAGAAATGATGCGGAGAGACTTGTGAAACTTGAGTCAACAATCGAGTATATGAAGTGCCAAATTGATAAGCTGCTTACTCTTTTCTCCTGCGACAATTTCGTGAAACATGATGACTCATCTTATTTTTTCAAAAACATAGCAAAATATAATCGAGATAATCTTCAAAAGAGAAATGGATGGGTGAGCCTTCTTGAGACTGGCTACCGCTTGATATTAGCGATAGCTGGAATATCGGTGATCGTGTCGCAGATGGGAGGATTTCGTTGATCAAAGAACTTGAAAACATGTTAAAAAAGCATGAAGGGCTGGTGTTGAAGCCCTATAAATGCAGTGCAGGTAAACTTACTATAGGGTATGGTCGTAACTTGGAAGCTCGAGGTATAAGCGAGGCGGAAGCCTCGATGATGCTCACTAACGATATCAGAGATTGCATGGACAGCCTCGATAGACAGATGAGCTGGTGGAAAGAACAGCCCAAAGCGATACAATATGTGTTGGTAGATATGTGCTTCAATCTTGGTATTGGAGGGCTTTTGGGTTTCAAAAAAACACTTCGTTTCCTGCAAAATGGAGAATATGTCAAGGCATCGGAAGAGATGCTTGATTCTCTGTGGGCTAAGCAAGTAGGAAAACGTGCAATAGAGCTATCCAAGATGGTAGCTCATGAAAAAAAAAAGGAGAATATATGAAAAGTACAATGAAATGGATACTGCATATAATTATGACTATACTGCCTAATGAGGCAATTCTGGACCTAATAATTAAGGTCCTTCGTGACTTGGCAAAACGAACAGAAAACACGATTGATGACGCTGCGGTGGAGATCATCGCAGAAATATTGTATGGTGGATTTGGTAAAGACAGAAAAGAAAAAATGATCGAGTTAGATCAACAGTTTGGAGATTAAAAAATGGCATTAAAAAAAATAACGAATACAAATGGATTCCAGCACCAGGTAAACGCGATACTTGCAGCGAAATGTAGGATTTATATTGCCGAAGGTGAATTCGGCGATGATGATATACCTTCTGACCTTGAAGCGCTTGCCGCATTATATGGCAGCTCGGGAGATTTCCTCCCGTTTGGGGATATGGACAATACAGGATCTAATATAAGCTGGACTGAAAAGACATATGAGATTGACTTCTCTACTGTTGGTCTGGGGTATGAGGTGCAAGGCAATTTTGTGAGCGTAACAATTACAGATGAGATGCTTGATTTTTGTGGCGATCTCGGTCGAAAAGTATATTCCTTTTTGTTCGTGCCAGATCAAGCAAAGGACATATTTTTTGCACTGTCAGGGGTTGTTGTAACAAGCGAAGGCAGCCTTTCGGTTGTAGAAGGAGATACACCTTCGAAAATTACTTTCAGGGCGACAAGAAAATGCAACAAAATCACAGATGCGGTAAAATATAAGAAATTGAGCATAGGGACAGGGAGCTAATAATGATACGAATCAAGGTTGGCGACGAATTGTATGAGTTTCAGGGAACAATAGAGGTAACTCCAGAAGTGAAATATGTATTTGAAAAGGAAAATCCTTTTGTCGCCAACCAACCCTTTCGACACGGAAAGTACTATACAGACAAGTTACAAATATCGATTTTGGCAAGTTCTGCAGAGTATGAGTCTCTTTTTTACTTGGTTATGGGTTGCGAAGAGTTCTTGGTAGCTTGGGAGACTCTTTCTGGCTATCAGTGGCGAAAATTAAAGGAAAAACTACCATATCCTTCTCAACTAAGGTATTTGGATGGGAAGATAGATTTTGCTCTCGAGAGCTTGCCATATTACGAAATAAACTCCTCAATGGAGAATATTACAAAAAATATGAAATGGAATATCAGTACAATAGAGAATACAATACTAAACTAAAGGAGGATTTATATGAGTTTAAACCTACCAAGCGATGGTGAAACAGGATGGGGCGAAAAATTTCGAGTTGCCTTGAATACCTTACTGGCTATGGTATCAAGCAAAGCGGACTCGGAACATACTCATTCTGGATATGCACCTATTAATCACAACCATGACGATGAGTATTCCTCCATCGATCACAACCATGACGATGAGTATTCCTCCATCGATCATAATCATGCATCTATCGGCGTAATAGAAGAGGATATTTCTGATATGTCTGACCGAATATCAGAAATAAAGAATACACTTGATCTATTGATGCCTGACTTGGAAGGTATAGAAATCACCTCGTCTATTTCTAATAGACCTGGAGGATTAAGTATTTCGATATCTACCGAACCTTCAATAGTCGTTTCTTCTATAATGGTTGCGGTAATGTACAATTCTTATACAGTTTTTAGCGCTTCTTCGTCTTCGAGCTTTCTGTATATTCCAGAGGCTGCTTTGGGAGTACCTAATGGTGCACAATTGCATATCAAAATAATGGTTTTTTCTGGCAAGTCTTACAGACAGGCACAGTATTCTCACGTGTTTCAGCACATAGATTCTGATTTTGAAACACAAGTCAAAAACTACATGCAAACACTAACAATCCAAAATATAGTCAATGCGTTCGCACAAGACACGGACGCTCTTCAATCGCTAGCGAATGTACTACATAGTTCAAATACGCTGGCGCATAAGATAGCCCTACTGCAATCGGAGAACCAATAATGAACCTGTTGAAGCTCGTAGAAAGACAAAATAAGTCGAACATATCGGCGGAAAGCTTGTTCGGAAATCAGACTCCGCCAGTCCTGTCTAATGATATGGATGCAGGGTTCATACGAAAAACCGAGATTCGCCAGAAAGAGGATCTTGGGATAAGAAACAATAATCTCCTTCTGGGTGGTAGTGAGTTCCCTACCAATCCTATCAATGGGCAGATATTCCAAAAAAAAAGTAAACTATATATATATAAGGAGTCTGAATGAAAAAAAAGACAAGATAGAAGAGACATACGACAATCTTATAGCTAACTACAGTGCGCTGAAAAAACAAAGAAAAGAGCTCTCAAAAAGGAACCTTCAGACAGAAGGGGCTATTATGATAATACAAGAAATGATGAAAGAGGAGGCATAAAATGGCATGGAAAGAAATTCTCGACGAAGAGAAAATAGGCATAGCTGGAGGACTTGCGTCCCTCGATTCTAACCAAAAATTGGTGCAAAATGTACCGAATTCCAAAGTTGACGGCCTGGGGTCTCTGGCGCTGAAAAGCTCGCTCGCGGCTGCGGATATACCAAACCTGGCAGCTGGGAAGATCACATCGGGTACATTCGGTGCAGATAGAATACCTACGCTGCCACAATCGAAAATCACAGATCTTACAACCGCACTTAATAATAAGGTGGATACCACCAGGAAAGTCAACGGGAAAGCGCTCTCTGCAGATGTAACGCTGGCAGCTTCCGATGTAGGTGCGAGAGCAAGCACTTGGACGCCTGCTGCAGCAGATATACCAAACCTGGCAGCATCGAAGATCACATCGGGTACATTCGTTGAAGATAGAATACCTACGCTTCCACAATCGAAAATCACAAATCTTACAACCGCACTTAATAATAAGGTGGATACCACCAGGAAAGTCAACGGGAAAGCGCTCTCTGCAGATGTAACGCTCGGTACAAACGATCTGATAGCCTCGAAAACAACATTGCCAGTCACAGGCAATGAAGGCGAAATAATACGCTTCGGGTCAGCCCTGTACGTATGGAAAGGATAGGATAGGATGTGGGTAAAAATCCCTGATACTGCGGATCCAAAAGACTGGTACAGCACAAAACTGAGTGTCGATGAGGTATTCGCAGTAGGAAATCAAGAAGCGGTATATGATACTTATGGCTCGGGGGGAATCTGTGTTCAGGTCTTCAAGCCTATGCTCATCACCGCTTTCATGATGGAGATACAAGATGTTGGAAACGGTATTCTTGAACTCGAGGTATATCGGTACGAAACAGGGGCTGCCATCCTGTACCATACTTCTGCTCACCAGATACAGTCAGGAATGTTCCAAGTCTCTCTTGGTGCAGCACCGCTATATCTCAATCCAGGCAGTTATGCGATACGTGCCGTCTCGAACGGCAATATTGTCGCAAGATACAGAGGCGAAGAGACCTCTGATATGCACAAGTTTTTCTCAATCGTCTCTTCTTTTGGGTTGAATATGCCATCTACTTTCCCGACATCGCCATCTAATTTCTTCTTCGGATTTCACAACATCAAGACACAGTTCCTTCGATCTGATCTATATATTGGGGTTTTCGACTCCGAGATACACCCGAAAGATATGGTTGATCAATCATGGTATTTCCTCTATGACGGAGGAAAGACAACCGTGCGATTTAAGAGAAACGGGATAGTTGAGAGTGTACCAAACTAAAAAAGGAGTAAAAAATGAACTATAAAACAAACTTTAAAACGATAAAAAAGGTGTACCAAATAGCGAAAAGAGTAGGACTTGAAGGTCTATTCTCTGGCGAATCAACATTTGATTTTCAAAAGTTGGCAGATCAACTGTTTGAGCACGAGGTTGTCAATGAGTTTTGTCGCACCGTGACTGGCCTCGATGATGACTTCGAAGAAAGCTATAGTCTGTTGGAGTTGGAGCGTGTCATACTGGGTTTTTTCGATGCTATCAAGGAGTCGTTGAAGGGCTCGGAGATAGTGAAAAGAATCAGCCTCACAGCAGCGAAGGCGTAGAGGATCTCTTTTATGAAATCAATTTCAGCCTGATGAAAAATGGGATTTGCCCTGATGATATGGAGCTTGATGAAGTGCTTTGGGTGCTGAAAAAAATCAACGAAGAAGTGATGAAAGAGGGCGAATAGCTCTCTTTTTTACAAGGTAAAGGAAAAAAATGCAAGACTTAAAACTTAAAATAAACATAGATTTGCAAGGTAAAAACGAGGTAGAAAAGCTTTTCAACGTCTGCGAAAAGCCTCATAGTATAAAAATAGAGACAAATGTAGATGAAACGAAAACACAGTTCCAAAGCTTTGGAAGCTCTATCAGCGGAGTGTTTGGAAAAATACAATCAAATATCTCTCAGTTCGGCTTGGCTATGCACGGTATCCATCAGGCAATAGATCTCATCAAGAGCTCTGTCCAACAGTTTGTGCAGCCAGCTTCTGATTTTGAGTTCATGCGTACCAGGCTCGTGAATCTGTACCAAGACGCAGACAAGGCTACTGAGGTGTTCGAGTATTTCCGGCAAGTTGCTCTGTCTACTCCTTTTAATATGCTTGGTGTAGTCGAGGCTGGTGCCCAACTGAAAGCGTTTGGGATGAATGCAGAGGAAACGATCAAGCCCATTGCCGACCTGGCTGCTTACATGGGAATTGATGTCGTTGAAGCGGCGAACGCGGTCGGACGTGCTTTCGCTGGCGGTGCAGGCGCTGCAGAAGTCCTTAGAAGAAGAGGTGTGCTCAATCTGATTTCAGAGTTCAAGGGTATTGAAGATCTTACGCAACTCACACTCCCTGAGTTTAGGGAGGCTATGATCTCGACTTTCATGGACTCTGCCAGTGGTATTGCAGGTGCAACTGACCTTTTGGCAGATACATATGTAGGATCTGTTGCCATAATGGGAGATGCCTGGACGAACTTCTCTGCGACAATGGGTGCGAACCTAATGCCTACAATCAAGGCAGGTGTAGATGCGATTGGGGAGTTTCTTAGATCGATAACTCCCGTAAAATCACAGCTGGAAAAAGTAACAAGCTCTACATCTGCCCAGCAGGCTGAGTTTCGTGCATTGATTGGTGTATATGAGACTTTGCGTTTCAAGCATGGGGAAAGCGTGGAGTCTAACGAGGCTCTGAAATCAGTGGTGGAAAAACTCAATACACAGTTCGGATCTTATCTTGGAAATATCGACTTAGCAACAGCTAAGTATGATGAATTTCGTCTCTCTGTAGCGAAAGCTACTGATGAGCTGATCAAGGAAGCAACAACAAAAAAAGTACTTGCTGAGAGAGAAGATTTTGTCAACAAAGTCGGCGACATCAACTACTCATGGGTGAAAAAGTCAAAAGTGGAAGCCGATAAACTTGTCAAACTACAAGAAGAGTTAATTATTAAGCAAGAGTGGCTTTTCGAAAAACAAAAAGAGTTTCAAAATGCTGGCAGGTTGAGGCACCTCTTTGTGCCAGTTGTTGAACAGGCCAGCAAAAGTGTCGCAAGTGCAGAAAAAAGTATAGAAAACCAACTAAAAAGCATCGACTCTCTCAATGAAAAGATGAAGAAAAAGAGAGACCTTGCACAAGCAGATCTCGATGAGTTTATTGCGACTTATTCAAGTGTTTTATCTAATGCTGCAGCTAAAAAACCTGAAAAAGTAGATTTTTACCCTAAAGACATGTTGATCAATAAAGACCAGCTCGAAAAAGATCTGGAGAATTTATTGAAAAAGCTAAAAGAAAAGGAAACAATTTTACGGGAAAATTATGAGACTGAAAAAGAGATTATAGAGCTATCGCAGAGTCAAGGCATTATAACCCAAGAGGATTATAATGCCTACTTGAAACAGTTAAAAGAGCGACTTAATGATGAACTATCCAGTCTGAAACGAGAAGAATACGAGGCAGAGATAAGCTTTGCAGAGAAGAAAAAGTCACTTGGTATTATGACGTACCAAGAGCTTCAAATAATTGTCGATGGGTATTATGATTGGGTGGTAAGTGTATATGGAAAAGAGGCAAGAGAATATACTGATGCTCTGAACATGAAGAGAAACGCTGCACTTCGCCACCAGGAAGAACTGAAACAAGACCAAGATTTGCTGTTGAAAGAGCTTCGCGAAGCTTGGGATCAATACTCTCAGATGTATCGTTATGATCTAATAGAATTAAATAATTTAAAAGTTATACATGGTTCCTATAAAGCATTGTTGGGAGAGCTTGGACTTAAATCAGATGAGTTGGCTTTGAAAATTGCAGAGGTTGATGACGAAATGAAAAAGCTTTCTATCAGAGATTTTGCCGATGAAATGTCGTTCCTTCTTAGAGCTCTCAATGATGAGTTTCGTCTTTTGAAGCACGTAATTGAATCTACGGCAAATAGTATTGCTGATAGCTTTAGCACCGTGTTTAGCCAACTGATAATAGAGGGTCGATCTTTCTCGAAGATCATGCAGCAGTCTTTCAAAAACATGGCAATACAAGCGATCAATGAGATTAATCGAATTATTGCTCGAATGCTTGTGTTGAAAGCTCTCGGGCTTATAACGGGCAATCCTATTACTTGGGGAGGTGCAGTGATGTCAGCTGTCGGATTTTCTCGTGGAGGATATGTCTCTGGAGAAGGGACAGGAACAAGCGACTCAATTCCTGCCATGCTGTCAAACGGAGAATATGTAATCAACGCCAAAAAGACGAGTATGTTCAAACCGTTTCTTGACTACCTGAACTACAGTCCTCTTCCTGCTATACAAAAAGCTTTTGCGGGTGTTTCGCTTCCTGCAATCAATGTACCTGCAATGCCGAAGATCTCTTATGCTGCGGGCGGATATGTTAGGCATCATGGTCTTAGTTTCGACACCAAAAACCTTGAAAAAAGACTCGATCGTGTTATTGAGCGGCTTGATGCTATAGAAAAGAAAGACTATAGTGTTACTGTGAAAACGAAATTTAAGGGCGTTGAATTCGCTAGAGAAATAGAAAAAGCCCAATACAGGTATAGAGAGGTAGTCAAATGATAGCTATTTTCAGCGATAGCCAAAACCTTGTATATTCTAATATTAGAGATGTTGATATCTCGATGTACGACGAACTGCTGCTGACGTCAATGTCTGCGCCTGAGTTCGTAATCACGATGGATTATGATGTGTTCTCTTCTCAATCTGACGAGTTTTCTGTATGGTGGAAGACTTTCAAGTTAGGTGTTTTTAGCTCCAATATCTCTGTCACACTGAAGGACAGAGATAACAATCTGTTAGCAAGAGGCAAGCTCTATAGCTACCATGAGGATCGTGAGAACTTTGCAGTAGAGTTTACTTGTAGATCTGAAATGGGGGTTTGGTTAGAGGAAGAAGTGTCTATGACTAATTTTGGTCCAAATGGCGCATTTATGGCGTTTTACCCTTATTATAGCTTGGCTGAGCTTCGACAGTTATGGAAAACATGGTTTTCTAAGCTTTGGGTTCGCCACTGTGGTTCTACTATAGGATATCGATTTTGCGACGAAATTGAGTCGCTAAATGGATTAGCAAATGTCATCAAAAAAACACATTTTGCATCTGACGGTCAATACATGTTACAGGTCAGAAGTACTTATTCAGGTAGCAGAGCGGGACTCATTAAGTTATTTGCTCAGTTCTTTAATGCTAAGTTTATTTATGACATCGAAGAAAAGAAGTTCCATATTATACCTTTTCAACAGTATTTAGACGATCCTATCGAGATTACAGGTTATGTATCAAGCGAGGAGTATGACTCGCAAGATCAGGTCATAGAGAGCTCCTCTATTGTACAATCTGTGATGTATAGGACTGTTTTACCTGGCAATCCATGGATCTCTATCACGGATAAGGTCAATGCTTATGTCTTTTCCAGACTCCAAAAGTCGGTCAATTTCAAGCGATATAGTATTTGGGGATATGCTGCTCAGGTGGTATATTCTGGCTATACAATTCGTCTTGATGGTGTTGATTATTATGTTCAAGATGTAGAATATGACACTGAAACACTTGATTCAATTAAGAGTTTCAGGGCTAAAGGAATACGTTTTTTTAGCTAAAAAGTGTACAAAAGCAAAAAGCCGCTCGAAAGAGCGGCTGAAAGTGTAAATGTTATTTACATCAAAAACTGTATTTTTCTCAAAAAGTTGGCAATAATTGTTGAGAAATTTGGCACAAAAAACATCAAAAACTGTATTTTTCTCAAAAAGTTGGCAATAATTGTTGAGAAATTTCTCAACAATTTCTTCCAGATTTCTCAACAATTTCTTCCGACATTAATTGTCAGTGCGTCATTATCCAAAACAATGTGTTGAATATCAGGTACGCTAAAGTTTACTATTGTGCTTGCACTTCGTTCTGCCATCAAAAGCAAAGCTTGTAAGCAGATAATAATGATAAAAAG